ACCCGCAGATTTGCGACCCAAGGAATTATTCGAACGGCAGTCGGATGTAATAGATATTCGATTTCCGGTGTTCCCTGACCACGATCAGAACCGCCTCACCTTCGAGTTCGGCAACAGCCCTCAGCACCTTGTCCTCGGACATGCGGAGGCGTTTGGCTATCTCCTTGACGCCGTACCAACATGACTGGTCATCGCCGTTCATGCGCTTCGCCAGCCAATAGCCGACGCGGAAGGCGCGATCAGATAGCGCGTCCATCTCACAGATGAAATCGAGCCATTTTCGCCGCTTGTCATAGAAGGCTGCGGCCGACTGGCCGTCGTCGTTTTTCAGGTTCATGCCGATACTCATAACCCTGCCCCATTTTGGGGTCAACAAATTATTCCCCATTTTGGGGTTGCAATGTTCCCCAGTTTGGGTAATATCGGTTCCATCAGCAGCGACGAAGAAGCACCAACACCCGCCGATCTCGCTGCCACCACAAGAACCGGATGAGGATCGCACCATGACAATAACGATTTTGAAAAGCGGCCTGCAACTGACGACCGGCCCCAAAGGCAACGTCTACCTCACAGAGAACCGGAAGCCGTACCTGATCTACGAACTCGACGCGGCTGCTTTGCTTGGCCTGATTAAGATCACTCGTTGATCGCCTGATCCCCAATTCGATCTCAACCACTGAGGATGAGCAAATGAGCCAGAACGAATTCACGAAGGGGCCGATTGTTGTCGATCAGCACGGAGAAGAATTTTTTCTCACCGCAGAAAGGTCTGCAACTGATGTTGAGGCGGTCGGAGTTACCTACAAGCGGGCTGATGCCGTTCTGTTCTCTGCCTCTCTTGAAATGCTCGAAGCCTTGAAGCTTGCAGGTCCTCAGCTTGAAGTTCTGCACCGGCACTATTCGGGACAGGACGCGGCGGCGATCTACAAGATAATCGGCGTGGTGTCTTCTGCCATCTCCAAGGCGGAGGGCCGTGCGTGATGTCACACTCTATCGAAAGCCACCTGAACGCATTGAAGGCCGCAGCAGATCGCGCATCCGGCACGATGAGACAGCAGGCATCGGCAGAGACGAACCGTGAAGCGTATCGCGCTCTCATGGCTGACTGCTTCGCCAGCTTCGAGGCGCTTGCTTATGAGCTTGGTGGAGACGGCGCTTACATCAGCGACGAGCATATCGACGTAACGGGCAAGAACGGCTGCGTTGATAGCGTGTTCCTTGATCTGGTCGAGGCTGAAAACGGTAAGCCCGCTCCCGTCGTCTACAGCGCCCGCCGTCCGTCCGCTTCAACACTCACCCATTCCGTTCAGGGCCTTCGTGTGCAGGGAGCAACGCTGTGAGCAAGTCGATCAAAGAGCGCATGGAAGAGTTTCGCTCGCGCCCGCGCCAGACAAAGCAGCAGATCATGCAGGAATTGCTTGATGCTGGCGTAGTCCGCCCTGAGTGCGTGGAAGACTTCAAACGTCAGATTGCTCTTGCAGCCGCCGAATAGCCGCCCCGCATAGGGCTTCAGACAAGGGATAGGGAACATGAGCGAAGACCAAACACCGCGCTACACCACGAAGCGTTTGCGAGATGAAATCAAAAAAGCTGAAGAGCGCGGTCGTCAATATGCGCTTGAGAGGTTTTCTATTTCAGCGGTTGAAATTCTGGCCCTCAAGAAGCTGGCGCTTGTCAGCGGGGCCTTGGCTAATTCGCTCTCCGACGTGACCGCAGCCCGTGAGCAAAAGACGCTCACCCGCGTCTTGATCGAAGTGGTCAATCGTTGGGATGCCTCCAAATCCCCCACCAACCCACCGGCTTTGTCAGAGTAACCCGAGATATGAAGGGGCAGGAAATGGCAGAAATCATAACCAAAGCAGAAGTCGTTGCCCGCGCCCCAAAGGCTTGGGAGAGGCAGTATAAAGGCATCATTGGAGATCGGTGGGAAAAACATCGAGAAACCACGAAACGGCTCCTTGCTTTGCCAGAAGGGTTCACCGCTGCTGATGTAGACGCGATAACCGGCAATGGAAGCTGGACGTCTCTCGCTTGTGATGAGTGCGGTCAAGAAGTCGAGGCTGTCGCCTGCTTTGGCCGATCCGAGTACGACGCGCCGAGTTGCTGCGTTTGTGAAGTTTGCATCCGAAAGGCTGGGATTTCGATCCGTACCGCCCGAAAGGCTGGTGCGTGATGCCCTCCGCTTTCTCCACCACCAACACACAAGAAGCGGATGACCCGACCGAGATCATCATCCGGCTCCGCAATTGCGAAAAGCAGATCGACCAGTTCAACGCAGATCTTCGCAAGGGCGTCACCCGTCTCGTCACCGGACTTCTCACCCTCGGCATCATTTCAGCCTCGTTCCTGCATTTCGGCATGCCCGCAGATCGGAATATGGCGAAGGCAAATCAGGAGATCACCGTATCATGGAAAAGGTGATCGAAATCCCCGGAAACGAAATTTCCATCGGCGCTGCATCGAACAGCGTCATCGAGAATGCACGCAAGGCCATGGAGGCACGACAAATGGGTAATGCAGTTGAAATCCAGACTCCGGCTCAAATGGTCGAGAACCAGCAGCGCGCCGTGATGACGCCGATGGAGATGCTCGACCGCGCAGTGTCGCAGAATGCCAGCGTTGAGACTTTGACGCAGCTGATGAACCTGCAGGAGCGTTGGGAAGCCAACCAGGCCCGCAAGGCCTTCGATGAAGCCATGGCTGCAGCAAAGGCGAATATGCCGGCCATCGTCAAGACGAAGAAGGTTGACTTCACGTCAGCCAAGGGCCGCACCAATTACCAATACGAGGATCTGGCGACTATCATGTCACAGATCGGACCGGTTCTTTCTGCGAACGGCCTTTCGGTGCGGTTTCGTACAGAGTCAGAGCCGAACCAGCCGATTACCGTCACCTGCATCATTTCTCACAGGATGGGCCACAGCGAGGAAAACACGCTGATGGCGCCCAAGGATGATAGCGGCAACAAGAACAGCATCCAGGCTATCGGATCGACGGTCACTTATCTCCAGCGGTACACGCTCAAGGCTGCTCTCGGTTTGGCTGCCGCTGCTGACGACGATGGCGCGAAGGCAAACGACACTGGCGCGATTACCGAGGCCGAGCGCGAAATCATTCTAACTATGCTGGAGGAAACAGGTTCGGACACCGCCAAGTTCTGCGAAGTGCTCCAGATCGACAGCATTGCAGAAATGCCGGCGATCAAGTTCCGCCGGGCGATCAGCATGCTCGAAACCAAGAAGCGGAAGGTTGCCGCCAATGGATGAGATCATTCAAGGTTCAGATGAGTGGAAGGCGATGCGCTGCGGCAAGGTGACAGCATCTCGCGTTGCGGATGTGATCGCCAAAACGAAATCGGGTTGGGGCGCATCGCGCTTCAACTATGCCGCGGAACTCATTGCAGAACGACTGACCGGCGTTGCGGCCGAAGGCTTCACCAATGCCGCAATGCAGTGGGGAACCGATCAGGAGCCGAGCGCGCGCATGGCTTACGAGTTCATGCAGGACGTCACTGTTGAGCAGATCGCTTTTGTGGTGCATCCGTCTATCGCTGACGCTGGCGCCTCTCCTGACGGCCTTGTGGGCGAAAGCGGGCTTGTCGAGATCAAGTGCCCAAACACGGCAACCCATATCGACACCCTGATCAAGCAGGAGATACCGGCGAAGTACATCACGCAGATGATGTGGCAGATGGCGTGCACCGGCAGGAAATGGTGCGACTTCGTTTCATACGATCCCCGATTGCCAGAGAGCATGCAGCTGTTCGTCAAGCGAATTGATCGCGACGACAAACTGATTGCCGAGCTGGAGAGCGAAGTCACCATCTTCCTCGATACGGAAGTGATCACGAAGGTTGGCGCGCTGCGTCAGCTGTACGAGCAGGAGGCGGCATAATGGGACGCGCGCTCCTCGTCATGGACAGTGACCAGAACCGCCGCAAGGCTGTTGACTGGATCGGCAAGGCACCTTTCGGCACCCGCGTTGAGTTCAAGGCGTCGAAGCGCACCCTGCCCCAGAATGATCTTCTGTGGGCACTCCTGACCGAAGTTTCGCAGCAGCTGGAGCTTGGCGGCAAGAAGTATGAGCCCGCGCAGTGGAAGGCGATATTCCTCCATGCCTTCGGTCGCGAAGTTAGCTTCCTGCCCAGCCTGGACCAGAAGACATTTCTGCCGATCGAGCTTTCATCATCCGACCTGTCAAAGGACGAGATGACCGACTTCATCGAATTCATCCTCAAGGAAGCAGCCGAGCGCGGCGTGGTCTTCAATGATCCTCGTCAGCACGAAACGGCCGGTTCCGACAATTCTGGCGACAATCCCCCTGCCCGGTCGCCAGAGGATGAGCCAGAGGCACCGCCCCCAGCCTCTGGCTCATCAACCCATCCAGATGCCGAATGGCTGAAAACAGCCGCACGCATGCTGTGGGCGGCAACAAACACCAACGGCAACACTGATGCCAACCTTGGCGTACTGAACGCTCAGCGCCTCGCTGTGGGCGATTTGGTGACGGCTGACATAACACAGGGCGCCAAGGACAAGGCCGGGTCGATCTACAAGACCTGCAAGCAAGTCGTGATGCACGAGACTAAGCCCGAAATAGCACTTGAAATCATCTGCCGTCACGCCGGCATCGAGACAAAAAAAATCGGAGGTGAAGCATGAACCGCTTAATCCGCCGCGCCATCCACCACTGGCTCGCTTGGAAGTCGAGACGGAAGCTTTGCCGCAAATACCCGTGGCAGAACGATATCGACGCCAAAATCGATCAGGCGAAGCGCTCACACGGCAAGACGGGCAGCGTCCGCAAGCTCGAGCGACAGAAGCGGGACATGATGACACGCGCGCTGGGAGGGCAGAGGTGATGGCCCGGACAGTAGACGAGTGGATCGGCCGTACCGATGACAGCATGCCCACAGACGCCTGTAAGCGGCGCATCCTTGAGCGTCAGGGGTGGAAGTGCGCCTTGACCGGTGTTGCCTTCACAGATGGCGTCAGGGCCGAGTTTGACCACATCAAACCGCTATGGCTCGATGGCGAGAACCGGGAATCCAATCTCCAGGCAGTCACTGCCAAGGCCCACGCGGCCAAGACGAAATGCGAAGCGACCGTCCGCGCCAAGGTTAACCGCAACCAGATCAAGCGGGTGATGGGCAAGAAGAAGTCGTCGCTCTCCAACCAGAAATTCAAGAAGCTGATGGATGGCACCGTTGTTCGCCGGGACACGGGCGAGATTGTGGGAGGCGGATATGCCGATAAGCGCTGAACGCATGAAGCGATATCCGGGCGGTTCGATCTATTCGAAGGAATGGAAGGCTTTCCGCGCCTCACTCTTGGAGCGCGCCGGCAACTGCTGCGAGGGCACGCCGCAGCATCCAGAGTGCCGAGCCGTGAACGGTGAAGCTCATCCCCAAACCGGCGGCAAGGTGGTTCTGACGATTGCCCACATGGATCATGACGAGACACACGCCGATCCAGAGCGCTGCCGCGCCCTTTGCCAGCGCTGCCATAACAAATGGGACGCGCCGCACCGGAAGGTGAACGCTCAGCGCACGCGCCGTCTCAAATCTCCGCAACTCGACATCGAGGATTACGCCCTCGCCAGCACAGGAGGCGAACACCATGCAGAGTGAAGAACCTACAATCATCCAGAGCTTGGAAAATCATTTGGCGGAATATGGCCACACGACTGTTGGTCAAGATATTGCCGCAGCGATTCTGGTCATAAAAGACTTGCACCAGAAAGCCGCCCTGTCCGCACAGGTTCAGGACGTGGCGGTACCGGATTTCTTCTACAGGATCGAATATGACTATCGTTCATATGTCGAGAAAAAGACAATGTGGGGGCTATACCGCGAACTTGGCGTAGTCTCCTTGGAAGATGCCCAAGAAGCATTACGGACGGCCCAGCAGAATAACGCCGGCAATTTCAGGATATCGCGAAAGCCCGTGGTCAAATGGGAGCCTCTCCCCGCAGCACCCGCAAAGGAGGAGGGCGGCCATGACTGATATCCCCGACGACATCATGAGAGCAGCCCGAAAGGTGGTTATCGAAGACCTTGGCATGGATTCGCCGGGGTTTCTCCAGACCAGCTATATCGATTGTATCGCAGAAGCCATTCTTGCCGAACGCGAGCGTTCCCGCCAACTCCTATCCGAAGCAGAGAAGCGCGAGAAGGAGGCAAGGACGAAGGCGCTGGAGGAGGTTGCTCTGTGGCACGATGCCCGCGTGCAGGAATATACAGAACAGATCGCCGTGAATGATGCCTATCTTGCACGAGGCGGAAGACTTAGCCACGAAAGCCGAGCGAACGAATATTGCGACGATATGCGATCATGTCACCGCCGTGCTGCTGACGCTTTCCGCGCCCTGCAATCGGGGGAGAGGTGATGACGGCGCCGGCACTGGTCAAATCCGCGGACCTGAAGCGGATGGCGGATATTGCCCTGGAGAAGGGCGTCCGCGTTGAAATCGAAGTCGGCGGCAAAATAATCCGAGTTGCCCCCGATATCCCCGATAATCACAAGCAAACGTCCGTTGACCGCGACGTTTCGTATGGTGGCAATAGCCTCTCCGAATGGAGGGCGCGCCGTGAAGGTAAATCTAGTGGGTATTCATCGCGTCAAGAAAAGGCTCGCTGACGGCAATACCGTCTTCTACCACTACGCCTGGCGCGGCGGCCCGCGCATGCAGAGCGATCCGAGAGACGAATACGAGTTCACCGCAGAATACGTTCGCCTCACACGGGATCGGCAAGATGCTCCTTACAAGGGGTGCCTTGCCGAGATCATCCGCGAATACCTCAAATCCCCCGCATATCTCGGTCTGAAGAAAAGCACTCGCGAAGGGTACGATTTCGCCATCAAAGAAATCGAGGCCTCATTCTTCGACATGACGGCGGTCAAGATAGCCGCGACAGGCACTCGCTCTATATTCCTGCAGTGGCGCGACGAGATTGCTCAAAAGCACCCCCGCAAAGCCGATCTCTACATGAGCGTGCTGAAACGCATCCTCTGGTTTGGCCTTGATCGGGAAATGATCGAGCGCCACCCGCTGGAGCGCGTCGAGAAGGTCAGCGACGGCAGCCGCCGCGATGTGATCTGGACCGACGAGGATATCCAGACCTTCCGGTACGGGAAAAAAGACAAAGATGGGAAGTGGGAGATCAAGCCAGCGGCTGAGCCTTTGGTGCGTGCGATGATGCTGGCGATCTGGACGGGGCAGAGACAGGGGGATTTGCTCAAGCTCACATGGAAGGCATACGACGGACATTCCATCTACCTGCGCCAGTCAAAGACAGGAGCGCATGTCAGGATGAAAGTCTCTGAGGAGCTAAAGAGCTATCTGGACGGAGTGCCACGCGGCAACTCGGTCACGATCTTGACCAATGGTCAGGGCCAGCCTTGGGCGACCGGCTTCAAATCGTCTTGGCGCAAGGCCGTAGAGAAAGCGAAGATCGAAGGAAAGACCTTCCACGACCTGCGGGGGACGTTCGTCACCCTCGCCTATCGCAATGGAGCATCGATCAAGGAAATTGCCGAGGTGTCTGGGCACTCTGAGAAGGACGCCGAGGGAATCATCCGCAAGCACTATCTGGTGTCGAGCGCGGCTGTTGAGAGCATCGAGAATCGCCAAAAACGGTTTACAGGCGAACCCGGATGACCTTGTTTTCCACAGGGCGGTAAACGGGTGGTCTGTAAACTGAAATCGCTAGACACCCTGCAAAATAAGGGCTACAGCGTTTTCCTACGCGACTGGGGGTCAAGGGGTCGT